GAACTTGGTCGTATTGGTATTTTGTTAAACAAAACAAGAGAAGAGGTAGCCCGTGATAACGTTACTAAAGCAGAAGTTGATCGCATTATGGAACACATTGATTCAAGGTTTAACAAACTTGAAAACAAAATTGACCAGCTTATTCAAAAGTAAATAATGCCAAGCAAATCAAAAAAACAACACAACTTTATGGCAGCTATTGCACATAGCCCAGAATTTGCCAAAAAAGCTGGTGTTCCTATGTCTGTAGGAAAAGATTTTGTTGCTGCAGATAAGGGTAAAAAATTCCGTACTGGTGGAACATCACTGAAAGCTGGAATAAACAAGCAGAAAACTCATCATGGCGCTATGCAAATGCCTAATGCCATGCTTAACAAATATATTGGTCATAAAGACGGAGGAATGATGAAAGCTGTAGATGCGGACAAAAATCCAGGATTATCAAAACTACCAACAGAGGTAAGGAACAAAATGGGATACATGAAAAAAGGCGGTATGGCACATTCAGATATGGCTCAAGATATGCCAATGATGAAAAAAGTTGCTAAACAAGAAGTTAAATCACATGAAAAGCGTATGCACAACATGGCTTCTGGTGGCAAAGTAGCTCAACTTAACAAAGCTAATGGAATTGCTGTTAAAGGCAAGTCTAAAGGTACTATGATCAAAATGAAAGGCTGCTAATCATGATGGCTCCAAGTAAGCGGGTAGCAAAAAAAGTTACCAAAGAAATGGAATATGACTACAAGACTGGCAAAAAATCTTTTGCTGGATCTACTGCCAAACGTGACGCTCATGCCGAAAAAGAAGGTATGCGTGTAGCTAAAGATTTGGCTTACGATAAGTCAATGAAAATGGCTAAAGGTGGTATGACTTCATCTTCTATGGGCAAAGTTAAAACCAAACCAGGAAACATCAACGGTGTTGCCAAAAAAGGTTTAACTAAAGGCACAATGATTAAGATGAATAAAGGTGGAAAGACCTGCTAAATGCCAATTGAGCCTATAGATCCTTCTAAAAAGACTGGCGGGGATGGGAGCGAGAAATATACTCCTCCCAAGGAAAAGTTTGGGCTTAGTGAATACGATAAAACAGCGGAAAAAGTAAAGCTGGAAAATGAAAAAGCTAAAGCTGAAGCACGTAAAATGGCTGAAGAATTTAGAGCAAAAACTGAAGCTGAACGCCCACGCACGTATACGGAAAGACTGCAGGATATGGGCAGATTGCCAAAGCCTACTGGCGGTGGCAGTGGCGGTGGTGGCAGTGGTGGTATGGGTACAGGTAAAATGAACCGAGACATATCTAAACTGTATAAATCTGGCGGTAAAGTTAAATCAGCATCAGCCAGAGCAGATGGTTGTTGCATTAGAGGAAAGACAAAAGCATGAGACCTTCTCGTGGTATGGGTGCAATTAGACCCTCTAAAATGCCTAAAGGTAAAACTATTTACCGAAAAGACAACCCAGATGCGGTAGAAATGTACGCAAAAGGTGGGGAAGTCTGGGATAAACCACGACCAAAAGGACTTGGAAAGCCTAAAAAACTATCATCTTCCAAGAAATCAGCAGCAAAAGCTATGGCTAAAGCAGCTGGCAGACCGTATCCAAACTTAGTAGACAACATGAGAGCTGCTAAAAAATGACAACTACAGGAACCACCGCATTTAACCTAGACATGAACGACCTCATTGAGGAGGCGTTTGAGCGTTGTGGTTTAGAGTTGCGTTCAGGTTATGACTTTAGAACCGCTAGACGGTCTTTAAACTTGCTTACTATTGAATGGGCTAATCGTGGTATTAACCTATGGACAGTAGAGCAAGGACAGATTGCTATGGTTACTGGACAGGCTATGTATCCTATCCCAGTAGACACCATAGATCTAATGGATATGGTTATCCGTCAATACAACGGCAATTTTGCCAATCAAATTGACATTAACATTAGCCGTATTGCAGAGCCTACTTACATGTCTTTGCCTAATAAACTGGCACAAGGACGACCTATTCAGGTATGGATTAATCGCCAGTCAGGTAACACAGATGTTATTCCAGCAACTGTTTTAGCTGATAATGACAACGGAGGAGTAAGCTCTACAGCTACTTCTATTACTGTTGCTTCTGTAGCTAATCTTCCTACTACTGGTTTTTTAAAAATTGGTACGGAAACTATCAGTTATCCAAATATTGTAGGAAATATCCTTACAAATTGCGCTCGTGGTCAAAATGGAACAACGGCAGCTGCTCATTTAAATGGCGCAGAAGCAACCATTCAATACCTACCATGCGTCAATGTCTGGCCTACTCCTAACTCTCCTGGCAATCAATATACGTTTGTTTATTATCGTATGCGTAGGATTCAAGACGCTGGAACTGGCGTTAGAGAGCAAGACATTCCTTTCCGTTTTATTCCTTGCATGGTGGCTGGATTGGCTTACCAATTAAGCACCAAAATGCCAGAAGTATCGCCAGATAGAATAATGATGTTAAAAGCTGATTATGAGCAGCAATTCCAATTAGCGGCAGATGAGGATAGAGAGAAGGCTTCCGTAAGATTCGTACCAAGGAATTTATTCTATGCCTAGCCAATGGGCCTCTGGCAAAAATTCGATTGCCCAATGTGATAGGTGTAATTTTAGATATAAACTAAAGGAACTAAAAACACAGACGGTTAAAACAAAACCTTTTAAGATCAAGGTTTGTCCTTCTTGCTGGGATCCAGATCAGCCACAGTTGCAATTGGGTATGTACCCAGTAAACGATCCACAAGCAGTTAGGGAGCCAAGACCTGATAATAGCTATTTACAGTCTGGTAACAGTGGTTTACAAACTTCTAGTACTGGTGGAAATACCCCAAGCGGGTTTGGTAATCCAGAGTTAGGTAGTAGAGTATTTCAGTGGGGTTGGAACCCTGTTGGTGGCGGGTCAAATTGGCCTATGACGCCAAATGACTTGGTTTCTGGTGGAGTTTTAGGTACAGTAACGGTAGAAATAACAAATAACACTTAGGAGTTAAAAATGGGATATAGAAAAAGCGCTGATGGCATAACAAAACGGGGAAAGACAGATGTTAAAATTTACCCAGATAGCGGTCCAAAAGTAATTGATAATGGTCCAAAACCTACTAAAAGTACTTTAAATAAGAATATGAAACTAATGGGTCGTAACTTAGCTAAAGTTGCTAATCAAAAAGCTGGAAGAGGTCGATAATGGCTAAATATTCTATGAAAAAAGGCGGTAAAGAAGTTGGCTCTGCCAGCGTCTACGCTGAACCACACACAATGAGTGGTAAAAAAATAGCTAATGTTGAAAAGTCTGTCTATAAAAAAGGCAATGGCGTAAACGACATTAACATTTCCGTAGCTGGTATTAGCAAAGGTAACTACCCCCCAGAAAACAAACATGGTGAAATCACTATGCGTGGAGGTGGCGCTGCTACTAAAGGTACTAAGTGCCGTGGACCAATGGCATAAGCTATGAATTACCAGCAGCTATCCCAGTCTATACAAGATTACACTGAGTCTACAGAGCAGTTATTTGTATACAACATACCTAATTTTGTACAGCTTTGTGAAGAACGTGTTTATAACGCTGTTCAGATACCTGCTATTCGTAAAAACGTTATTGGTACATTCACAAGTGGGGATCATTACTTAGCTCTGCCTACCGATTACTTAGCTTCGTTTTCTCTTGCGGTTATTGATGCAGATGGTAACTATGAGTATTTGATTGATAAAGACGTTAACTTTGTTCGTCAGGCTTATCCTAGCGCAAATGACCAAGGTATTCCTAGGTATTACGCTCAATTTAGCCCTTACACTTATCTTATTGGACCAACCCCAGACGATAATTACCAAACCGAACTTCATTATTATTACTACCCAACTACCATTGTTCAAGGTGGTATTGCTGGTTTTGGTTCAATTACAGGTGGTTCTGGCTATACCGATGGTGTATACGAGAATGTGTCATTGACGGGTGGTGATGGTTCTAATGGCACTGCAACTATTACTGTATCTGGCGGTGCTGTAACTGCCTTAACTTTGGTTAACCCTGGATATTTATATCTTGTAGGCAACCTACTAAGCGCTACTACCGCTACAATAGGTGGTACTGGAAGTGGATTCTCTGTACCTGTAAATAATATCCAAAACGCAGCTGGTACTTCTTGGCTGGGTGATAATTTTGAAACTGTTTTGTTGTATGGTTCATTACGTGAGGCTGTAATCTTCCAAAAGGGAGAACAAGATATGGTTGCGTATTATGAGCAGAAGTACCAAGAATCATTAGCATTGCTTAAAGAATTGGGCGATGGTAAAGATAGACGCAGTGCCTACCGTGATGGACAACTTAGACTGCCCGTACCTGGGCCTGTTAGATAATTTTTTAGGAGCAAAAAATGGCAATTACCCAAGCAATGGCTACATCATTTAAAGTTCAACTTTTAAATGGTACCCAAAACTTTTCATCAAACACGTTTAAATTAGCTTTGTATACTAGCTCGGCTACTATTAACGAGAACACAACTGCATATTCCGCAAGCAATGAAGTGCCTTCAACAGGTAACTACAGCGCTGGTGGCAATACTTTATCAGTTAGCGTAACCCCAACAAACTCTGGAAACGTAGCTTATATTTCGTTTTCTAATACTACTTGGGCAAATGCAACTATTACCGCTGCTGGAGCTTTAATTTATAACAACACTAACGCTAATGCAGCTGTTGCTGTGCTATCTTTTGGTGGTGATAAGACTTCAACCAACGGTACGTTCGCAGTGAACTTCCCAACAGCAGATGCAAGCAGCGCTATTATTCGTTTGACCGCTAGTTAATTAGGGAGGCCGTATGGCTTTAGTTCTACAAGATAGGGTCAAAGAGACTAGCAGTAGCTCTGGTACTGGGAATATTACGTTAGGCGGAGCCATTCCTGGCTACCGTACATTTGCTTCGTGTGTACCTACTGCATCTATTGTTTACTACTGTATTCACAACTTAGCTGCTGGGTATGATACCGAGTGGGAAGTTGGCTATGGTACTTTTACTACCCCAGATACATTAGTTAGGACTAATGTTTACTCGTCTTCAAACGCTAATACTTTTGTAAACTTTACTGCTGGAACTAATGGTCTTGAAGTATTTATTACTTATCCTTCTGAGCAAGCTGTATTCCAACAAACAGACGGACTAACTGAGTTTAACGAAGGCCCTATTTCTGTAGTTGGCGCTAATGCTACAGCGGGTAGTTTTGATGCTACATTAGCCCAGTTTACTTCTAACGAAGCTGGTTTTTCACAGCTTTATATCCAAAACCAAAGTACCGCTGCTAATGCTTCATCTGACATAGTTGCTTATAACGAAATAGGTGATGGAACGTCATACTTTGTAGATATGGGTATGAGCAGTGCTACCTATAACGATGGCGCTTATCCAATATTCCAAGCAAATGATGCTTATTTATTTAATGCTGGCAATGTAGCTGGAACAGGTGGAGCTGGCGATACATCTCGTTTGATGATTGGTACAAGTACAGCTAACAGTAACGTGGTTATTTTTGGCGGTAGCGTAAACGTCAATGCGGTTATTGCTACTTTTGTAGCTTCTACTAAAGATGTCAACTTTGTCAACAACATTAGCGTTACAAGTAACGTATCTGCTAATAACGTAACCCTAACTAATTTAGCTTACGCTGCTGGCAACTTATCTAACGCTGCTAACAACACAGTCCTTGTAACTCAGGCTTATGTTGATAATGCCGTTGCTGCTGGGCTTGATATTCACGATCCTGTTAACTTAGCAACTGTAGCCGTATTATCTGGTACTCCAACTTACAACCAACCTGGCGGTGCAGGTAATGGCGTAGGCGCAACTTTGACTGCTGCTGGTGTAGGTACATTATCTGTAGATGGTAAAAACGCTGCACTTGGATTCCGTATTCTTGTACAAAGCCAAGCTAATGCTGTGCAAAATGGTGTTTATACAGTTACTACTGAAGGTACAGGTGGTGCAGCTTATATATTAACTCGTGCGACTGATTCCGATACTTCGGCTGAACTTAGCCAAGGTTCTTACTATTATGTAACTGATGGCGACACTCTAATTGGCGATGCGTATGTAGTTAATACTGTAGGCACAATTAACTTTGGCGTTACTAACATTACGTTTGCATTGTTTAGTTCTCCTACTGTTTATACAGGCACATCGCCAATAAACGTAACTAATACAACTATTTCTCTAAATACTGTTCCTGTAGCTAATGGCGGTACAAATCTAACTTCATTTACTACTGGTGATTTAATTTATGCTAATGCTACTAGTACTTTAACTAGCCGTGCTATTGGTTCTACAAACGCTGTTCTTGTATCTAACGGCTCTATCCCTAATTGGGGTACTGTTGCTTTAGGTTCTGCTAATGCTGTATCTGGTACTTTAGGCGCAACTTATGGTGGTACTGGGCAATCTACTTATACGCTTGGCGATACTTTATATGCCAATGCTACAAATACCGTTGCTAAATTAGCTGGCAATATAACTACAACTAAGAAGTATTTACAACAGGTAGGTGATGGGGCTAACTCCGCTGCTCCTTCATGGGTGCAAGTAGCTGCTGCTGATATTTCTGGTCTGGGTACGATGTCTACTCAGAACGCTAATGCCGTAACTATTACTGGTGGTTCGCTTGATAACGTAACTATTGGTGGTAGCACACCTAATACTGGAGCTTTTACAAACGTAAACGCTACTACTGTAACTGCAACTACAGGTTCATTTACCAATGTTTCTGGTAACGGTGTTGCTTTAACAGCCATCAATGCTTCAAACATTACTAGTGGAACTATAGATAACGCTAGAACCACAGCTAACACTTCAAACAGTGCAAGCACAATAGTAGTCCGTGATACCAATGGTGCGTTTACTGCAGGTAACATAACAGCCGCAAACTTTATTGGTGCTGGTACAACCATTACTTCTATTAACGCTTCTAACATTTCGTCTGGAACAGTAGCTAACGCTAGAACAACTGCTGACACAGCTAACAGTGCTTCTACAATTGTTCTTAGAGATTCATCTGGTAGCTTTGGCGCTGGCAATATTACAGCTGTATCTATCTCGGGTAATGGTGTAGCTCTTACTGCTATTAATGCTTCCAACATTGCTTCGGGGACTATTGATAATGCAAGAACATCTGCCGCTACTGCTAATGGTGCTTCAACCATAGTTTTACGTGGAGCATCTGGCGAGTTTTCTGCTGGCGCTATTACTGGTGCTTCTTTATCTGGTAACGGTGTAGCCATAACAGCTATTAACGCTTCAAATATAGCTTCGGGTACTGTAGGAACAGCTCGTCTTGCAACTGGAACAGCAAACTCTTCTTCATATTTGCGTGGCGATCAAACTTGGGCTGTTTTATCAGCGCCTAATAACGGCACCTTATCAATGGGTGTATCAGGTACTGGTTTATCTGGTTCAGCTACATTTACTGCCGATCAAGCAAGCAATAGTACATTTACAGTAACTATAAATTCTGCTTCTGCCAATGGTGCTAGTACAGTTGTGGCTCGTGATGCCAATGGATCTTTTGCTGGTAACGTAGGAACTTTTACTAGTATTTCTGGAACATTAAGCACTGCTGCACAAACAAGCATTACTTCTACTGGTAACTTAACTAACCTTGTAGCAACATCGTTTGGTGTAAACACAGCGGCTTCTGGTACAGCTGGGGAAATTCGTGCAACTAACAACATTACTGCGTATTACTCTTCGGATGAACGTTTAAAAGACAACGTAAAAGTTCTTTCAAATGCACTTGCTAAAGTTCTTCAAATTCGTGGTGTTGAATTTGATTGGAATAATTTAAAAGACCCAGAAGATGGATATTTTGTTCGTAAACATGATGTTGGTGTAATTGCTCAAGAAATTGAAAAAGTACTACCAGAAGTAGTTGCTGTTAGAGAAGATGGCATAAAAGCCGTTAAGTACGACAGAATTATTCCATTGCTTATTGAGGCTATTAAGGAGTTAGAGGCTCAAGTTGCCGAATTAAAAGCTAAAGGAAACTAAGCCATGACATTAAACTCGTCAGGACCGATTAGCCTTGGTGGTTCTACGACTGGGCAATCTGTTAACTTAGAAATAGGTAATTCGGCTACTACACAAGTATCTTTTAATACTGCTGGAGTTCGTACTCTTACTGGAACAACTGCTGGCAACGTATTAATAATGCCAACTAACTTTTACGGTAAAACTTATCCGTTCCCAGGTGGTAATGTTTCTTATACTGATTTAGCTTCACTTGGCTCTGCAATGACTTTAGCTGGGAATACATCCGCTACTGCTGGCGGAACATTAACTCTTAATGGTGTGTCATTAGGTTCTTACGACTACGCTATTCAAAGTGCTACTACTCTTTCAAGTTTTACAAACTCAACTTGGTATACAACAACCCAAGATACAAGATCAGCTTTAATATGTGTTAAAGGAAACTTTACTATTAATGGCGGAGTATTGTTTACACCATTAAACAGAAAACTGTTTACGTTTATTTATGTCAACGGAAACTTGACTATGAACGGTGAAATTTCTATGACCAATATGGCTGCTAATGCCAGCGGAACTGGAAATTCAAGTGGTGGAACCACATCAGCCAATATTCTTATTTATAGCGGTACGCACGGTGGTATAAGCAATCCACAAATTCCATCTAACGGTGGTACAGGTACCGCTGGTCAAAGCGCTGGTTGCCCAGGCTCTCCAGGAAACCCAGCTGGTGGTACTGGATCATCTGGTGGTACGGGTGGTGGAGGCGGTGGCGGTAACTGCGGTTCAGTAGCTGCTGGTTCAGGAGCAACGGGTTCTGCGTTTGCTGGTGGTCCTGGTGGCGGTGCGCTTAATAATGGTGGCTCATCTGTTCCAGCTGGAAATGGTGTTTATAACGGTGGACGAGGTGGTAATGCAAGTACAGGATCCGTCTCTGGCGGTGCAGGTGGTGGTGCTGGTCAGCCTGGTGGTACTGAATATGCTGGCGGTGGCGATGGCGCAACAGGTTGTGCAGGAACAATCATTATTATTTGTACAGGCACCATATCTGGAAGTGGTACGTTCTCATCAGTAGGCGGATACGGTGGTGATGCAGGTCACGCTTCTGGAGGATCAGGCGGTGGCGGCTCTATTAATATTATGTATGGTACAAATTCTAGTTCTTATACTTTAGATGCTTCAGGTGGCCCACAAAATACTTCAAGTCCTTATGGACGTAACGGTGGTGCTGGTGGAGCTGGAACTGCAAGGTTAATAGCAATATGACAACTTACTTATTTCACAATGTTTATGGCGATGCTGACGAGTTAATTGCAACTAAGCCAGATGACGTAATTGCTGTGCCATTTGGCTGGACAGATGATATTGAAGCCAATAGAAACGCTATATTGGCCCAGTTAAATTGCAACAATTCAGTATTGCCATCTGTAATCTTCCACGTCCAAGAAAAAATGGTGGAAATTGGCGTTTGGGTTGATGACCATATGGAATTAACTATGGCTAGGCTACCTGAACATTACGAAGAAATTCGTGTTTTTGATATGCCTAAGCCTTGGAATTGGACTGATATTAATAACTTAATTGCTGATTTCCAAATGTCTACAAAAATCTATCCAGACTTTAAAAAGGTCTATAGATGGAGTATTGACACTTTATCTTGGGAAGAAACTAGCTAATGAGCTTTGCTGGCTTTCCCTTTTCTGGCGCTTCGTTTGCTGACTCAGGTTCAACAAACAGCCAAGGTATTGCAGTTCAACTTACTGGTGTATCCGCAATAGGGGTTACTGGTACTGTAGGTGTTGATACTGATAATAATATTAATGTAACAGGCGTAAATGCTATAGGGGTAGTTGGTACTTTAACAGTTCAGGCTGATGGAAATGTATTTTTAACTGGGGTTAATGCCGTAGGTCAAGTTGGTAATGTTAGTTTTAACACTGACCAAAATATTAATGTAACAGGTGTAAATGCTGTAGGAGTAATTGGTAATGTAGATGTTATTGCTGGTACTGGTGTACTGATTAACGTTACTGGTGTATCTGCAGTAGGCGTTTTAGGCAATGTAACTACAACTGCTGGTGGTGGTGTAAATGTAACTGGAGTTACCGCAATAGCTGTTATTGGTACTTATGAGGTTAATGGCTCCGTAGTTATTAACTTAAATGGGGTTTATGCTGTAGGGCGCATAGGAAATGTAGATGTTGCAGCAGCTTCTATAGTTAACCTAACAGGTGTTACAGCCGTAGGTCGGGTTGGCACAGTTACAATAAATGCTAATGCAGTAATTAATTTGGTTGGAGTTAAAGCGGTTGTTAGACTAAAACCAGTCAATGTTTGGGGGCTTGTTGATACTGCGCAAAATGCTAATTGGTCCCCTGTTTTAATACCCTCTGGGGAAGCAGCTTAAGGATAAATTATGGCAAGTACATACTCAACTAGTTTAAAAATAACTTTAATTGGTGATGGAGATCAGGCTGGTATTTGGGGTCAGACCACTAACACTAACTTAGGCACGTTACTTGAACAAGCTATTACTGGCGTTGTTTCAATAAATATGGCAGATGCCAATTACACTCTTACTAGTTTTAATGGTGTAGTAGATGAAGCTAGAAATGCAGTCATAGTAGCTACAGGTGCAAATAATGCAGTGCGTGACCTAATACCGCCAGTTGTAGAAAAGTTATACACCATTTCAAATCAAACTACTGGTGGATATGCAATTAGAGTTATTGGAACTTCTGGCACTGGGGTAACTATTCCTAACGGAGTTACAGCGCTTGTTTATTGCAACGGAACTAATTTTTATAGTGGTTTATCTGGATCAGCTGGTAATTTTAGTGTAGCTGGAGATATAACTGCTACTGGTAATGCAGCTGCAAATAATGTAACTGTTACAAATACTTTATCAGCAACTAACATTGTGTCGTCTAATGCTACTTTTGTAGGCGGAACAGTAAACGTACCAACTGTAGCAAATAGTTCTAATACCACTGTTGCCGCTTCTACTGCTTTTGTAAAAAACAATATTACAGCATTAGGTCTAGGCACAATGTCTACCCAAAACGCTAATGCGGTAGCTATTACTGGTGGAACAATTAACGGTAATAGCGCTGCGCTTACAATTAGCGGTCTTGTCACCCCTCTTGCGGTAGTTGATGGAGGTACAGGTTCAGGACCTTTATCGGCAAACTACGTTCTTTTAGGAAATGGTTATTCACCAGTTCAAGCAGTTGCCCCAGGTACAACTGGAAACGTTCTTACTTCAAACGGTAGTACTTGGGTTTCCTCAGCAGGAGCTGCAGCTACTATCCGTGCTTGGTTAAATACTGATGCAGACGGTACTATTTTGGATTCTTATAATATTACTTCGTGTACAAAAGCTAATACTGGGCTTTATAACATTGTGTTTACAAATGCTATGCCTAGTGTAAATGGATACACAATTAGCGGTATGGGCCGTGGTGATAACCGTGGTGGTGGATACACATTTGGAATTATTGGAGAAGATAGAGGTGGGAATATTTCAGGCGGTTCGGCAAGAACTGCATCTACCGTAACAGTGTTGCGAGTCAGGACAGATAATGGCGCTTTTGAAGACGGTCCATTTATGATACAAGTAGTTGCTTAAGGAAAAATTATGATTAAAGAAATTCAAGACACAATCGAAGCTGGCGAATTTAAACCTCGCCACACCATTGAAATCTACTGCCCTAACTGCAGCCGTGATGTAGATGAGACCGAACTAGCTATGAAAGTATGTGGCGATTGTGGACATCATTTAAATGAACCAGAACAGCATGTAGCTATTGTGGTGGCTAACCTATCTTCTGGTGGGGCAACGTTCTAATGTATGCCAGATCCATTTGGTATATCGGATGGAGCGAAAGCTCTTAGTGGGAGCCTTGATGCAAGTCGTGAGGCGGCTAAAGGTTTATCTAAAAGTATTGAGGGTGCTCAACAAGATGCGGTAGATGTAGCGCAGAAACAAGCAAACGAACGCATCAGGGCAAGACGAGAAGCAGAGTTTAAGAAAGAACGAGCATTAATTAAGGCTTTAGAATCGTGGCAAAAAAAGAAGCAAATAAGTGATGAAGAAGCCAAATTAAAGATTGATTTTGTTAAGAAGTACGGTGCTAAAGAGTGGGAAGCCGTTTTAAAGATTAAGTTAGATATTGAAAACTTGGAACGCAAAGATAACGAAGAGTTCCAACATGATTTAAAAGAAGTAAGACGGGTGCAGTTTTATTGTTTTTTAGCTGCATTGATTGTGACTCTGTGGCTTAAGTTTATTTTAGGGGCGTTTTAAATGAATATCCAAGATATTTTAAAGGCTGTATTGCCAATTGTTGTAGCGTGTTTGGCTTGGTTATTAGGTCAAGTATCAGACTTCTCTACACGGCTTACCAAGATTGAAGGACAGATGCCAGCTTTAATTACTAAAGAAAATGTGCCAACTGATTCACCGCTTTCTGCTGAAGCAAGGCATAGACTTAGAAATGAAATTTATACAGACATCCACCAACTTCAGGTAAAAGTTCAATTACTTGAAGAAAGAGAAAAATACGGGAAAAAA